AAATGGTACATAACCATAATTTGTATAATAATGAGTTAGTGAATCGTTTTTACCGCACTGTTCATATATAACTCTTTGTAAAGAAGACATGACATTAGTAATCTCATCCAAGTCCTTATTTTTTTTGTATTTGTTAAAATTGCTGAGTTTGATATAATTATCATGTCCATACTTTTCTGAAAACCTGTATGCCATGACTGACTTCATATTATTTTCTATAATGAGTAATTTTTTTAAAAAAATGAATCTTAAATTTCTGTCAAACTCGTATAAAGCATATATTTCATTAAATTCTGCACCTTCAATGTATATTTCTTCATCCTCACTACTTGTATTTTGTAAGAACAAATCCTTATAGCCATTTATTACATTATAATAGTTTTCATATTTCAAAACATCTATTGAGTCAGGTTCAACAGTCAAACCCCTTGATTGTAGAATTTTAATCTGTTCTTGATAATTTTTGAAATATTTGTCTGCCAATTTTCTCCCCCTATCAAAAAAATGGCCCCGGCTCTCAAGGAACACCAGGGCACTGATCTAGCAAAATTTACTACTACTTTTAATGTAATATGAATTTAACACACTCATTACACAAAGTCAAATCCAAAAATATACTCTCAATGGTGTCTAACTTATTAAAAACTCTATTAAAAATACACTATATTGTGCTTACGACAATTTTTATTAAATTTTAAATTTATTTTTATCATCACTTCTGTGGCATCTATAAATACACTAGTATTAGAAGTACAAAAGGGCCTTTCGGCCCAAGGTACTGCAATTCTCTCCCTCAGTTATTTTACAATGCTATAATTTGTTTTGCAAGTTCTTTTGATTTCGACAATTTACCAAGATCTAATCCTGATTTTGAGATCACACTATCGATCAACCTCTCCAGCGTCTGATCATCCACAATTCCAGATTGGCTTAATTTTTGATCTGATTGGAATTTCTTCACTACATTTTCTGTTACCGGTCCAAAGGACCCGTCAACTCCATATTTACCCATATTATAACCAATATTAATCAAGGCTTTTTGGATAGCTTTGACACTTGAACCTTTATCCCCACGTTTCAATTCTTTCACTCCTTCGGTAAAATCTTCAACATAATTTACATTTTTAAATTGAGATTGAGTCAATGTTCCTTTATCGATTGGTAAAGCTTTTGGTATCCATAAATACGGAACCGGATTTACAGCATTTGCTTTTGCATCTGCACCAAGTCGTAATTCGAAATGCAGATGTGATCCTCTCGAATTTCCGGTGTTTCCTTCTATTTGGATTTTCTCACCTTGCATAACTTTATCACCCATCAAAATTAATGGACGCCCTGGTCTATCATAGAATCTAGCACGTTCTTTCCCGTGATAGTATCTTATCCAAGCACTTTTACCATTAATTTCAAATCCAACTTTTACAACAATATAATATCCAGCTCCTGAAGAGTGACCGATCCCTGTGACTGCACCATCTGCGGCAGCTAAGTTCCAGTCTGTGCCTTTATTATCGCTAGCTAAGTCAACTCCACTATGCAAAGACCCATTTCTTATTCCAAAAGGGCTGGTGACACGCACCAAACCATCTTGTGGATATAACAAATATTTTCCGCCCATGTTATTCGCTCCTCAATATTCTGTCAGCTGATTGAGCCTTGCCAGTGAAGCTATTGTTTTTCCACCAAGCCCACAGGGATGCAATCACCATAAAAATAATAGAAAGAGCATCTGCAACTTCTTCTTCAGCAAAGGGTAAAACATCAAATCCCATCACTCGAAGCCCCTGATTGAACAATGCTACTAGCAATACAATTGTTCTGATCCAAACTTCTTTAGTTACTCCTGATAAATTCATTTTTTCATCCTCCTATATTTTGTACATACCAAATAAAAAAGCCTAGTAAGGTTGTTAATCCAACCCCCAAGGCCCATCTTATTGTTGAAACCAGACTTCTTATTTGCTCGCACAAGTTTTCAATTTTAGTTTCTGTTCTCGATTGAAACTGCTCGATCTTGTCAATTCGTTCACCATGCTTGTTCATCCTTCGTTCATGCTGCTCCAAAGTTCGGTTGATGTTCTCGTGCTTTTCTTTACAGGCATAATTGTTCTCCATCTTCCACCTCCTCTGATTAATAAAAAACAAGCCTTGGAGAGCAGGCCTGCTTGGTTCAAAACTTTAAGTTTTATTTGATTTTTAAGTTATTTCACGTTGTATTTCCACTAGGTCGATAAGTGTTCGTTCCAATTCTTCCAGTTCTTTTCGTCGTCTTTCAATTTCACCGACTGTCCTGTCGATTGATATTTTTTCTTTTATTGAATCGCTTTTGGATTCAAAAAGTGAAAACAAATCATTCACCGCGTTCAATGTTTCTTCATCAAGTTCTTTCAATCGCGTTTCTTCAATTTCATCACCGTTTTTTTCGTAAAATCTAAAATCTGGTTTTCCATCAATGAAACCTAACGATAAAAATTCAATCATATAAAACCACACTCCTATTCTTATAATATTCGTTTAAGTTTAAGTCTGGGTAACCTTGCCGCCAATGTCGGATAATTTGAACCGAAGCCCGTTATGGATAACACTAGAGTTGAATTAATAGCTTCGTTACCACCCGCCACTTCAGTGACCAGCGTTCCATCTGTTTTTCTTGCTAGTGCAGTCACCGTTAACGTCATCGTTGAATTATGACTTGCCAATGTTGTGAATTTAGGTCTCGACACTACCGCCGACCCATTATACGTCACCGGAACGGACAATACACCAGTCACAGTATTCCAATATAACGATGAACCTGCTGGATTTGGGATTGCCCCAAAATTGACTAAGTATATGTTTTTAGTGTCGGCTTTGAAGGGTAATGTAATACGAATCTCCCCGTTTAGCGATTCCATAGAATACCAATCAAGCTCCAATGGATGCACCAAATCAGTGTTCATTTGATTTCCGCCAAACCATACGTCACCGTTAATGTCCAACACGCCTTTTCCTTCCGCCACTTTCCCGATTGCCATCGACATTCCGGATGAATGAAAGTCCATCAATACAAATGCAGTTGAAACTGTTGTCGCACGTGTAGCACTGGAATAATAATCTGCAGCTACCAACTCAACTTCAAACGTGCTGTTTACGTCCGCCGGTACTACCGCCGACAATGACGGTGTATAGTTAACTGCATCGCTTGCAGCCGTGGTCCAAGATCCACCGGTTGGCCTGTACCTGATATATGTAGATTTTGTGTTCGTGTTGTTTATTGAAGATATTACTGCTGAACCTGTGAGTTTCATATAAGCACCTTGTGGATTCGCAGTGCCATCTGAATTTGATCTAATTGCTGTTAAACTCGTCGCTTGCGGATTTGCATATGCTGTCACTGTGATAGTTGTCGAAGTTGTTTTTGTTCGTCCCCTTGAATCAGTAACAGTTGTCGTTATTGTGTTCGTTCCTGCACCGGTTAATACCCCTGTAGTAAAGGATGCCGTAGTATAAGTTGCACCATTAATTGTTGTTTTTCGACTTGAAATTGTTGATCCATAGGATCCTGAATCTGAAAGCGTAACCGATACCTTTGATTTGTTTTGTACATAATATCCATTATATAAACTGACACCAGTTTTACTAATTGAAACTGTTGGGACGACTGAAGACGGTACCGTTGCAGTGAATGTGACTGTTTTTGAACCTATTAAAGTTGATCCGTAATAAGTGTCTGCATATACAGTTACTGTACCACTTGTATTATTTGGAATTTTAGGTGCCAAGGTCGCTAATGGAATAGTCCAATCATAATAAGTATTTCCTGATGCCGTAGTATTTAAAAGCGTCTTTGAAATCCCAGTAAATGCATAATAAATCTTATGAGATAAAGCGCTGTTAGAAGGATTGGTCGTTACCCTGATGATTTGTCCCATTTCTCTAGCACTATAATTCACGGTCGGAGTAGTGACCGCAGGCTTAACCAAGGTCATTGTCGCTGTTTTTGTCCCAACTAGAGTTGCACCGCTATATGTTTTTAATGTTATAGTACACGTCCCACTTGAACCGCTAATTGCAGATACTAAACTCAGCGGCACTGTCCACGCATATGATGCTCCAACACCTGTAGCTATGGTTCCACTTGCTGTACCAAATGAATAACTGATTGTATGAGTAAATGATGTAGATGCACGGTTTGTATTAATCGTCACTGCGTTCCCCATAGTGGTGCTGCTTGCACTGAACGTAGGTGTTGACGCTCTCGGAATCGTGTCTAACGTGAAGTTTTGAGAACCAATAGACACTGTGCCCCAATATACGCCGGATAATGTAACTTTCAAATCAATATTTCCGCTAATACTAAAGGTTTTTGTACCATCTGCATTATGATTGATTGTCTTTGATGCAGTGGCCATTAATTTTTTCTGATTTCCAGAAAGAGAACCACTGTAATTAGCGCTAGTAAACGTTGTCCCATCTATTGTTATTCGAACTGTTTTTAATGCAGATGATGAAATGGTGTAGCTACTTCCATAAGAAATAAGATAAAAATTTGCGGTAACTGTACTCGTATTATTTGTAATGTTTTGTGTAGCACTCCACTCGATTTGAATACCGTAACCAGTTCTAAAGACATTAGTCAGCGTTCCGCTTAGGGCCATAGGCTACACCACCTTTCCAAAACTTAAATTCCCATTTTCTCTAGGAGTAAATGCAAAGTTGCCAATCCTAATAGAGTTTAAAAAATTGGCATCAGTTACATAAAGAATATTATTTGCAAAATATGCTACTGAAATTCCATTTTGCTTAAAGCTGATTACATCATTTTCTATAACAAGAATTATTGGATTGTCGGCTTCCCCAAGCTCTATGTTCCCATCCACAAATCGAATATACCTGTGGATCTCCTCGAGTTGCTCTTGGGATCCCCCATCAATTTCATTTACGAGCGATTCAAGATTTGTAAATTGAAAATTAAATGTATCTTGAGTTTGAGTAAATTGGGTAGAAACTTCATTTTGATAACTAGCAAATTCATTCTGTGTTGTGTAGTTTGCTGAGACTTCAGTTCTGATATCATCAGCAGTTTGATTTATCAAGCTTTCAGAATTATCTACTTTTGTTGCAATTTCATCCATAGTAGTTCCAGAATTTAATCTAATAGTCAGATTTTCTCCATCATAGACAATGTTATCTGAACCTAAGTTGAAACTCCCGTCATTCATATTGATATAGCTAACCCCATTTTCAGATTGAAGGGTTCCTGTTTTTATGAGATTTGCATTCAATATACCAGTTTGAATAAAAGTCGCATTAAATGCTCCATCCAAAGTCCATGCTGATGTGAATGGCCCTTCAATTCCGGTAGAGCTAAATCCAATACCGCCAATGTTGATCCGGAGGACATTTTGTGCACTTTCCTTTGGTAGAGCATCTAGTACCATTATTTCATTATCGTCTTGGTATACGTGGCCAATCTTCCCCAGTTGATCAATAATATTGGACTGATCTGATACTAACTTGTTTGCATCCGCTCCACTTACTAAAGCCTGTTCTATGTTTGCTTTAATAGTCGAGAATATGCTCTTTGCATTGTTATTAAAATTGCCGTAAATTAGCTTTGTAACTCGCGCTCTATTCACATCATAAACATATCCCTGGACTTGTGTTGGGACTTCAGCTTGTTTAGTAACCACATAAACAATATCACCAATATCAAGATCCTGATTTACATCTGCACTTATTTCAAACCTGATTTTAGGATATTTGTAAACATCAAGATGGGCTTGCGCCATAGTCCGAAGTCTGGATGTTATATCTTCTTCTGAAAGAGTTTCACCTTCTTCTGACTGGATGTTAAAATTTACAGCCTTTGCATACACTTCAGAGTACTGTACATCCGAGATCAAATAGACTTCTGGTAAAGTAATTCCGTCGGGACCAACTGGAAGTATTTTTGTGCAGACATCGTTCCAGTTCTCATACACACGGATTCCCTGCAGGTTTTTCCCATATCGGATGGTTTCACCTCGATCTAACCCAAGGCTAGATAAAAGTCTGATTTGCCACTTATCAAAATCGAAGAAGCCTCCGAGTCGCTCTTGGGCAATTAAAAAGGCTTCCATCAACGTTTTTCTAATTATTCTTGCTGTCCCTAATGTCGACACATCTGACAACGTGGTGAATGGGCTGATTCTGTCAGTTCTGGTATTTAACCAGTCCATGAAGGATGCTCCATTAAGATTTTGAGGATAAACATCTTCAATCAAATATCTCGAGGCATCAAATGCTACATGAGTAGCCTTGAATCTGACCAGACGCGTTGTCACTTCTGGATTCTGTACCCGAAAAGGTTGCTCTCCCTTGGACTTAGTTGGAACCACCACAATGCTATCCTGTGCAATATACTCCTTGTAATCAACAGGAAGCTCAATATCCACTTCCCAACCATTGAATCCTTCATACTTTGTTTCGATGCATTTTAGTGGTTGGATAGCCAGGTTCCCGTTAGATGTATATATTTTATCGTCTGTATCAAAGATCTTGATCAAAGCCATCTGTCCTTCCTCATCATCTCTATAGTACAAGTACCAGAATTCAAGATGATTTCATTTGTCCCAGGGTCCAGTCTAGGATACTCCAATCCCATTTCCATATTTCGTGATCGGATCAATCCCTCGTACTTTTCCGTCATATCCTCGCAGTCGATTTCTACATATGGATCCGTAAAGGTATACTGAAACCTTGTACCATTAACGGAAATATCAACCATGCCGGATCCGGTCAGCTTAATCAAAGGCTTCGCATAGATGTTACCCCCATTGATCACGGATGTTGTGACTGTGATGTAATCATCATTCGCTTTGTACCAGAAAGGATCCCGAATGTAAGAGATTTGTGCCTTCTTAAGGGATACAAACCGATCTACATCATAACCGGCAAAGAACCTTGCTTGGGAGACCTTGTTCTCATACTCAAGTTCACCTTCACCATTAAGCCATTCTAGAATATCTGGAATGTTACTAATATCCAAGATTTGCAATTCCAAATCTTTTTCTACCGGTTCGTAGCCTAGTGGAATGAAAATCACGCCATCTTTACCATCGATTGTTATGGTTTCAAACCGTTGGGGTGCTCTCGCAGTAAAGTTTTCTTCTTTTGGTATGACTTTCATATCTGTATTTGAAATTCCATTAAATTTGAACATTAAGCCATCACCTCAACCAATCTTTTATCAACCATTTTTGCGACACCATCCTCATCAACATAAAGAATCATATTTGAAAATACCGCTGCAAAAGCTTTGGCCAGTTTAGCGTAATCAATGATATCTTCTGAATTTGATGAACTGTTAAGCGGTGTCACCCTGGTTCTGCCTCCTTGCTGGGTTAGCAGCTCAGCTCCTGCTTCTCCAACTATTGCAGCGCCTCCATATAGATATCCACCTTCAGCCAACATAGGAATTTTAGGTATATTAACTCCAAAATTCTTTCCCCCATATTTAGGAACCCAATTGGGTATTTTTATATTTATTCGATTAAGTCCGCCTAAAACAGCATTTATCATAGAAATAATTGCATTCAGTGGTGTCTTTAACACAGTTCCTAGCCCAGACATTACATTTGAGAATATCGATTTAACTCCTTCCCAAGCACCACGCCAATCGCCAGTGAAAACCGATTTAATAAATTTAATCAAGTCTGTAAAAACCCCTATAACATTTCCAATAATTGACCCGATTGATTTGAGTAGAACGCCTGCTATATTTAAAACACCAGTAACCATACCACCAAACACATTTGCAACTATGTTAAACACATTCGTGATCAAAGGCCCAAAAATTTTTACAAACCAATCAACAATAGGCTTTATTGCTGTCCATAACTCAGTCATTCTTATAGTAATATTGCCTATAAACTTAACCCAATTATCCCATAATGGTTTAATTCCATTGGTCCATATCCCTAAGAGCACCTGCTTCATTGTTTCAAATATTGGCTTTATTATCGATTTCCAGATTGTGTTTAATGTGTCTTTAATACCTTCCCAAGCGTTGGTAATTGCATTTCTAAAAGCTTCGTTGTTTTTCCACAACTCTTTGATGGCCAAAACTACCGCTGCAAAAATTGCAATCACTGCTGCCACAGGGGCCAACAATGACGTAAATGCAGTTGATAGCCCTGACAATCCCGTCGTACCTGCTGCACCTCCGGACAGTGACGTTATGAGTGTTATAATATGGCTTGCGGAACTTGCAAGCGTACCAAATATTATGAGCAACGGCCCTATTGCAGCGACCACTCCTATTACAGCTATAACAATGGCCTTTGTTCCTTCGTTTAACCCTGAAAACCACTGAACAAGTTCCGTAACTCTCTGAACAAGCGTGGTCATAATAGGTAGCAAGACTTGACCTAACTCAGTTCCTACTTGTTTTAATGATTCCTGTAATATCCTTTGTGAGTTAGCGTAGCCATCAGAAGTTCTTGCAAAATCACCTGCTGCATTATTGGTTTTATCCATGACATAGGCATATCTCAACTGTACTCTTTCAGCTTCGGTCATCTCTTTATATGTCTTGCCCATTCCCTTTTGTAGTGCAAATTGTTCAAGGTTTGCCTGTGTCATAACGACTCCAAGCTTTTTTAAAGATTCCGTTTCGCCTGTATAAACTGCATTCAATGCTGTATTGGCAACATCGATTTTTATATTCTTGAACGACGATAGATCCGCTGCTCTTTTTGTTAGTTCCATGCCCATTTCTGCAGCTTTCTCAGTAGGAATTTCCATGGATGTTCCCATATCTCCGTATGTTGAAACCATATCAAGAGCTGTTTGTTGTGCAAGTCCCATATTTTCAATTGATTCTTCAGACCAATCTTTTACTGCCTTTGAATTTTCGCCAAATACTACATCTGTTTTAGACATAGTTTCTTGCAAGTCTGAAGCCATATCAGTTACTTTTACACCGCCTGCGACTGCTCCTGCTGTAAAAATAGAAAACTTTTTCCCAGCATTTGTGGATGCAGTGCCTATCTTATCAAGATCCTTTGAGATGTCATTCCAGTTCGCAGTATTCATCTTTTTGGTTACTTCATCAATAGATTTACCGTACTCTTCCATTTGTCGTTTAGCGTTGTTAAGCTCGGTTCTTTTCTTTTGAATTGCGCTTTCATTTCTTTTCTCAGCATTTTCCAAGGCTTTCAATTCATCTTCTAAGACATTTACTTTGTCACTGTAATTGTCATACGCTTGCTGTACAAATTGCAGCCGGAGGTTTAGCTTGTCATATGTAGATGCATTTTTATCAAGCTGCGCTTTTTCAAGTTGATAAGATGATGTCAGTTCCTTCATATCATCATTAATGGCCTTCAGAGTTTTTCTAAACTCCACTGATCCATCTGCCTTGAATTCTAACCCAACTCTTTTTAAATCACCGGCCATCTTATCAACCTCCTTGTAGCCTGTTGTATTCTTCAATCATCTCTAAAAAATCAAAAGGGTTAATCCACCAAAAATCTGCCTCAGTAAGTCCGATTTGATAAGCACTAACCCTCAGTTTGTTGAAATTCACTTTTTCTTGGAGGAGACATAGGCCTTTTTTTTTGCCACGCTTTCCTCTTTCTTCTTTTGTTCTTCTAATAGTTCGATTGTGCGATTTATCAGCTCTTCATTAATTAGAAAGTCTACCTCTTCCAATTCGCATGGATATCTTGAGCCATTTAAAACTGCACAAATAATTTTACTTAAGCTGTCCAAATACACTTGCATATCTTCATCTTCAAAATCCATGATTTCTGTTTCTTTACCATATTTTTTGCTAATTTCCTCTAATCTACTTACGTCACTTTTCAGTCCGACCATTTCTTTTGAAGTTTTAAACGAATAGAACAACTCCACTTTGTCTCCATTGGCTAATAATACTCTTTTCATCTAAGCTCCCCTTATGGTGTTATCGCAGGCATGGTCGCTGGCGAATGAACTACTTGAGTAAAGAACAAATCTTCCGTTAAACCGGCTGGAAATGCAGTCATTTCGCTATCTACATATACATTTGTATTACCATCTGCATCAAAGGGCAAAGCACTTATAGTTAGCGTGTCATTTTGTTCCGAAGGTGACTCTTCGGAAGTTGATGCTTCATCCGATTTAGTAATAAGCTGACATTTCGGAAACCACTGATATCTGAAGTGTCCTCCGGTTTTAATTACGACCTTTCCGAATGCAAAATATGGCTTAGTTTTTGCTCCACCTGATAATACTAATCCACTTGCATCAATTGTTTCACCTTTCATCTTTGCTACATCGTCTGAATCAAACGCCACTACTTCAACTTCTATTTCATCAGAAGATCGCAGAGTAGGCGTATCGTATACTTTTCCAGAAGCATATATCGGTTCTGACTCTTCATTTTCAGTGGTGCTTATGGTTTTAACCACTTCAGATTTTGCCGGTGTCCCTGCATAAGTTAGAGCATCTATATCAGTTGCAAAATCGTAATAAAGTGCTCCCACTGTTTGCTTTCTGGCCGGTTTTTTATTCGTTATAGCCATTATTAATTACCTCCCAGTTTCAAGTTTTCAATCATTTCTTTTTGATATTTCGCTTTGTTTCTCTCCCATGTAGGTTTAAGATGTGGTTGGGAACCCATCTTATAGGATCCATGCTCGAGTATCGGTCCATAGTATTTTCTCCATCCAAGGCGCACCTTGGATCCAGCTTTGAGCTCATCACGCCACACATCCACACTGTCAAGCAGGTGGGTATAGCCACTTTTACTAATTTGTGATCTAGGCTTTGGTAGTTTTTTGATGTCTATTGCCAAAAGTCTTGCCCCCATCTCCAAAGCATTGTCTACTTTTGTTTCTTCCGTTGCAACTAAGATAGCTGCTAGCTCGCTTTCCAAATCATTCACTCCACCAAGGAATTTATCATCGCTCACATTGCACCCCTAAGTAATAATGGAAAATCCGGTCTGTTTCATTAAATTCAATAAATATTTCCGGAGCAAATCCATGTTCAATCAAGATATATTCAAGCTCATCAACTTTCACTTCGTTGGGACTAAGCGAAAATACTGAAATCTGCACGGTCTCATCTTTGCTGTACGTAAGACCGGATGCCCTTGTACCGCTTCGGGCATATCCCCAGTACAGAGCTCTGGGAAACGTATTGAGATCACTTTCTCTGAACGCCCATTCTCTTAAAGATGGAAATACCGTTTTAACCAATGTAGCTAATTCTGCTTTTGTCACGAACCAACCACCTCCAATTCAAAGCTTTCCGTAAAGATTGATAAGGTGATATCCGTCTCTTCAAAACCACTGGCATTAATAGCGGTTACTGAATTCTCCACCTTGTAGATTTGATCCCCAATTCCAATATAATGTTTTTTGAATAATCGAATAGGCCGAGTTCTAATTTTTCGCTCCACTTCGATTCCAGCTGACTTATAAGCAACAAGGCTCTTATCAAAAATCTGCAGCTCTGAAAAAGAAATTCCAGACTTTACTTTACGAAGTAATAGCCTGGGATAATCACTTTCAGGATCATCAGTAACTTCATATATGGCAAATTTTCCATCTAAGTAGACCGGCAAAGAGTTTTTACGTTTCGAAATTCTCAATTTGTAGCCCCCTTAAGTCGCTCTCATAGTTTGCATAAAATTCATCTAGCACCCCATAATAAGCGTACCTGGCGTAGTTCAATACGTATGATCTTGCGCTTAGGTTTATGTCGATGTCAAACATCCCGATTTTGCTTTCAAGATAAAAGGCACCATTTTTCAGGTGCCTTTTTAGCTGATTTATCTTTCTTTCATCTTCCTGGTTGGATTCATCAAGCCACAACTGAAGCTCATCTTCCAACTCCGTTTTCATACTCATAAGCTGTTCTTCAGTCATTGACCAATTCCTCCGCTTCTTACACTACTTCTTGGGTTTGAACAATACCGTCAACAGTAACCGGTTGTACGAACGGAGTCAAGTTGGTGATATCGAACACGATGGACATGTTATCATCGACAATTCGACCATTGCCATATGCTACAGTTCTATAGGTTCTCAGATGATCCAAGAATTTAAAATCATCAGAGTATTGAACGCCGACTTTCGTAAGTCCCATCTGGTATGAGTTAGGCAGGAATGCCACCATTTTGTTGGCCGGAACATGCTTACTCTCAATGATCTCTACTGGGATATAAGACAAGATGCTTTGATAATTTCCGTTTGCAAAGACCGTAGATGCCGGGATTACCTTACCCAAACGATCTGAAGAATTGACTACTAGCAACACCTTATTAAGTGTCCTTTTACCACCATTCGTAAGTGGAATCAGCTTTGGTGCGAACTCCTCTGGCTTAAAGGACGTGAGTGCCACGGTTGCCTTGTCCGGATGGACTCCATCTACAGCTCCACTCAAAGATTTCACCAAGCCAATAGGTCCAGTTTCTCCAGTTCCAATAACTGCTCCTTCTTCTATACCATCTTCCAGGACTTCAACTAGGACAGTTCTAACAAAACGATCTACCCAGACCGGCCCCAATTCAAGAATAGCTACAGGGACATACATGAAGCCAGACAGCTTATAAGCATCTACGTTAAATCCTTTGATTGTTGCGGATATCTCATCTACAATTGCCGCAGTCAACTCACCCCATGCAGCCTTGCCAGTGTATTCCGAAGTTATGTACTTATTCACACCTGCAGGTACAGATTTAAAATATCTCAAAAGATCGTGGTTCGTTTTGATCTCTTCAAACACATAATCCGTTGTGGTCTCCGGAAAAATGTTTACGTCCGTAAGCGTAATTGACTGCTTTGCTTTCGGGAAAACTGTCTCGTAAAACTCTTTTTCATTTGAAGTCAATGTTCGAAGACCCATCTTCTGAGCATGGTCCTTATTTGCCTGCAACTCCCCATAATCGCTTTTATATTGAGCTGCAATTTCAGTTGAGTTTGCTTCAATCAACTCGTGCATTACCTCGATAATCTTCTCAGATTTCTCCTCTGCAGGTGCTTCATTGATTTCTTTTACCATTTCTAAATATCTTTCATTCTTTTCCAAATTGATCATTTTTATTTACCCCCTAAAAAATTGATCCCAAGCATTCACTGGGATGGTTTCCTTTTCTTTGATCTGCATTAGCTCATCCTCGACAGATTTAAGCTTCATGATGGTACTATAAAGCGTTCTTGCTTCCATTGATTGTTTTGCTCCATCAACTTGGGATGTTTCTGTGGCAATTCCCATATTGATTGCTTCCTCGGCGCTTATCCACGTTTCTGATTTCATCATCTCTCGAATTACGTCCTCATCCAGGTTGGATCCCGCTTTATAAATTGCCACCGACGAATCCGCCATTTTACGGAGATCTGCTGCGGCCTTTTCTAGCTCATCAGCATTTCCCGCTGTATAAAGCCAAGGATTATGCCACATGAGAAGCGTCCCAGTATTCATAATTCTTTTTTTGCCAGCCATGAAAATAATTGATGCAATAGAACAGGCAAAACCATCAACAATCGTAGTGACTTCTTTGTCGCTACTTTTAAGAATGTTGTAAATGGCCAGACCCTCGGCCACTTCTCCACCGTAGGAGTCAATGCGCACTTCAATTTCCGGAGTTTCCACTTCATTTAGCTGTTTTTTAAATGAGTACGCTGATACATCACTTTCAATCCACCTCCAAGAAGTGATATCGCCATAGATGTTGATCTCTGTCTTTTGATCATTTACACGATTAAACTGAAAAAACGGCTTTTGAGCCGGTTCTCCGAGATCTGGATTGGCACTCATAAAGATTTGTCTATATTTCTTCACTCACTTCACCCCCTTTCAGTTCATCTTCAGCTGCGTAATTTTTGGACCAGTGTCTTTCATCTGCACCCTTATCCGATACCGGCAACATATTGAAAAGCTCCCGGATTTCGTTGTGAGAAAACCCGATACCGTAAAGTTTTTCCAAAGCAACAGCGCTGTCCAAGATGTCCCTGTGATTGATCTTTGTTGCATCGATAAAAATCTGGTCACCTTTCAGATAAGATTCTTTTTTGATGAGTTTTGCATTTAATTCGTCTGCAATCAGTTCCAAAAATACTTCTACACCTGTCGTGATCCAGTCGTTCATTGCGTTTGATTTCTCAGTTGTCTTTCCCATAAATACATCGATTGGAATATTCATTCCTATAGCAACGGATTCCATGGTTGCAGTCATAGTCTTAATTAAGTCCTCTGCACTTTGTCCTGTTGCCTTTCCTAGTTCTTCCAATTCTTCATTTGATTGCAATGGTACAATTGCATTCGGACTTGAAAAGACTTTTTGGAATATCTTGTCCACGTAGGCTTGTGCTTTAGTTTTGACATCATCTTCTGTCTCTCCTTCAGTAGGAATGGCACCAATACCAACTCTGGATATGCTCGCACCGGTTCTGAACACCAACTTTCGTCCGTTGCTTTGTTTGAAATGATTGACTGCTGCATCCATGATGTTACCCATTTCCTTGTAAAAGGTCTTCATCATCTCGTTAATGGTCATATTCTCGATGGTCAAGTAAATCACATCACCCATGTAGTAAGTCTTGTTCGTGTTAAGCTCGTTGATCATGACATCGTAGAATTTCCACGGTTGGTACGCATAAATGGTTTTTCTAAAAGTCTCCGCAATGAATAGTTCATTTTTGTAACCCGGGACAATTAAAACCTCGCCATCCTTAAACAACTTAGTGATTGCCTCATTCCAAAACTGTGTAGCATTAATATTCTGATTTGGCCGCACATTCAAGGTATAGTACAGATCGTTTTTTACGAAATCTCTTTTCCCTCGATCTACCTTTACTCTTTTAAATTCACACTTACTGATTACGTTGGCATAAAGAGTGATTCCTCTCTGGATAGCAAGCTCATTTATCCTAAGCTTAACGATGTCACCAGTTATGGCCTCGAGCTCTACATAATTCACGTTGTTAAATAAAAAATCTAAAAAGCTTATTACCATCACCCCCTACAAGTACGGATTACCATCCGGATCCCACTGTGGAACATCCAACCTGGATCTTTGTGTCATTGCATGAACCAAGGCCATGAATCCATCATTCTTTCGCAATTTTGGTTCAATTTTATAGTATGTTTTGTTCCCCTTGCCGTCTCTCTTTACTCCGGTATTCTGGGTAAACCAGCGCATACAAGGATCGTCTCCATAAATAATTTTTCCATTCATAAAAGTTACATCCATAAGTGGTGCTAATTCGTTATGAGTAAATCCACCTGAGCGAACGTGGAACACTTCACCATTTGGATTTTCTTTAGTAATGACGCGTAACCCTCTTCTCTCGAACTTCTCGCTTATAGCTTCCCACCGAAACTTATCCATTGCAAGAATCTGGACATTAAAAAAGACCGCATTCTCAAAGAACCAGTCTAAAATATCATCAGGATCAATTGTGGGTGTTTTTACAATGGTTAAATAACCTGCATCTTCCCATTCCTCCAATGGTGGTTTTATGGATTTAAAAAAGGGTGAATTCTTGTTCACCCAAGTATGCTGCTTCCAGCAGTAATTGTCTTCATTCTTCCACAGAAAGCCTGCAGATGCAAAGTCGTTGAGCTCAGCATAATCTAAACCGAAAACTGCCAAAGCTCCTGACGGATCTGGTAGCGACCTTTTAGTTTTTAAGATCGTCTCCCAAGTGCAAAATGCAGATTCAGCATCTTCTTTAGGGAGATTCATCCGCTTGGTGATGAAATCAGGACGCATATGCGGGAGCTCCTGCATTTTCCCATAATCCTCTTCAATTTCTCGCTTAAGAATTGGCATGTAGGGAAGAGAAGGATTTGCCTTGACCCACATATCAGGATCATCCATTTCCTCTTCACTGTCCAGCTTGTAAATGATTGGTATCATCCGCGACTTGGGCAATTCGCCATTAAGTCGCTTTTTAGAAATCTCCTTGTAATCATCCAAAGGACCTTCTCGGACATAACCATCGGTGGTGATGATCACCACTCGTGGATTTTTTACTTTTCCTTTCCCTCGAAGGTGAACGTTGATGTTGGCATAATCCTCATATTGGTGCATCTCATTTAGAACGACCATTCCTGGACGCTTACCATCTTTGGTTTTACTATTTGACGTATTGAAGCTTATCTTGGAGTGAGTCTTTCGGTTAACGATTATTTCCAATGTCCACCGGAAAAACTTCTTCATTACCACCTTATGATCTTCCTTGGAGTTATAAATAATCTCCGTCAATCCCTTCGCTTGCTCCTCACTATTTGCCACAACATCCACGTTATATCCCTTTATACCGTGGTAATGCGTAGTAAAAAAGTCTGAAAGCGGTGCTATAAATCCATCTTTTCCGTTTCCACGACCCTCCATTATGAAGAATTCATCAAAGGTTGTGAACATTTTGGTATTATCTTCATAAAAGAAAAACAGTGCATATATGAACTTTTGAAATGGGAAAAGCGGATAATAATACTTCTCTGTATACTTCAAACATTTCTGAAAAGTTTCCTCATCAAAGTACTGATCGGACCTTAAAAGCGGCTCAATGATATTTTTAATCAGCAGGTGGATCTCTTTAGATTTTACTTCTTTACTGTGAATATAATCATTGATTTCTTTACAATAGATCATCTTCATCAACTACTTTGGGTTTCTTGAGATCCAGCTCCCCCAATATTTTCAGCATCTGAGCGTTGACCTTGACAAGCCTTTCCAGGGACTCATTAGGTTTTTCGGATTCAAAGCCGTTGCCAGTCAAGTAACGTATTCGAAGTCCGTTTACCTGTAGGTCCTCAATCAGGATATTTTTAAGGCGAAAAAGCTCCAGGTAATCTTCAATCAGGTTATCATAGTGCTTTCCGGCCATGCCGTTTTCATCCAGCTGATCCATAAGATCTGTAAGCAACTCTTTTTCAAAGTTAGTTTTTCGTTTGGCCATATATACCCCCCCTTCTCACGCGCGGAAATCAAAATTTGACCACAGTTTCAATTTCTACATAACGTTCTCCTTTGAGAGCTCATTTTTCAAGAATTGCCCCGGGGGTATCACCATAGTTCCTCATTGATTTCAGGTTTTTTCTTCTTAATCCCCTTAAATGAGAACCATTTTCTACCTTCCACTTCATTATGGCAGCGGTTGCATAGACTTACCATGTTCCATGGTTCTTTGGCATACTCTGGATACTTCTCTAGTGGATATACATGGTGAACAGTTCTTGCTCTGGTTAGCTTCTTTGGTCTCGTATTTGGGTATTCCGCTGAGTCCCATTTGTGCAAACATCTTTGGCACTCATAGTGATCTCTCTCTAAAATCATTGGCCTAAGTTTATCAGTCCATTCAGCTCTTTTATAGAACTTATTCTTTTCGCCTGCTTCGACTAGTTCTCTTACGTTCGACTTTTTCAACAGACTTCACCTCTTCATCTATTGCCTCAGACTCCACTTCACTGACTTGAACATCTGAAACCAATAACTCATCCTCAATTGAAATATTATGATAAACCTTAAAACCTTTTGTCTCAAACGCCTTAATATAAGACCATGCTACTTCTGGAGAACCAAAGGTAATGTCTTTAGCCCAGAACATATTTCCTTTAGCTAAACCATAAATACTGCTCGGCCTGTGAACGCTGTTAATATAGTCATCTACCGTTTCCTGGCCAACTTCTCTACTGTTGTTGTCACCTATGAAAAACATAAAACCAACCTCCAGTTATTTAATTTGTAATAATTAATTCTCCGTAATTTCTTCTTCCACTTGAGTTTTTGCTTAAGGAATAGTTAACATTATGTTCGTAGATATTGAAGTCATCAAATATACTCCTTATAAACTCATCATTATTTATTGTTATGATGAACTTGCCGTTTATATTCAGACAAAGTTCCGCAAGTTTTAAATATTGATCATCTGTAAAATGACCAACAGCGTAATCACATGTATTTCTGTACGGTGGATCCATAAAGAATAAGGTCTTTTGGTTGTCATAAATCTTTATAATATCTTCAAAACTTTTATTCTCAATTCTCACTTTTTTTAGCCTTTGATAAGCAGCCATAATATCGTTGCTGATATTGTCCATATTAAGGTTGCTATTGCATTTTCCTGTTCCAAAACTTGGATTTTTCATTTTTGATCCAAAACCTGCTTTAATCAGATAGTAAAAAATATGAGCCCGCTGAATGCAGTCCTCATATTCATTATTGTTATAGATTATTTTGTATTCGTTAAACAACTCTCTACTAACTAAAGTATATTCAAAGCTTTGAATCAACTGTTGTGGCGCAGTTTTCACTACAGCCCAGAAATTCATTAAGTTTGAATCAAAATCGTTTAGGACTTCCCAATTGGCTGGATCCTTTCCAAAGAGCAGCCATCCTGCTCCTCCAAACACTTCCACATAACCACTGTGATTTGGGATCATTGGCAGCAATTTCTTCACCATGCGCGACTTGCCCCCTACCCATGAAATAGGACTTTTCATATTCAATTTTCTCCTTGTTTTTTATTCACCAGTGGCTTTGGCAATAAAAAAGAACCGCCGGAGCAGTTCGTGTTAATAAAAAGCATTCGTTAACGTAATTGTTTATAATAAATCAGATTAGCGTAATAATGATCCCAATAATTCCAATTATCAATGACATAGTTTTTTTGTTCATTTTTATCCCCCAAAAAACAAGCACCAAAAGTCCCATGATCCACCCAATTGGGTATTCAATTTTGAAATTCCAAATTAATTTAAAAACCCATAAAACTACGTACTTGAAAACCAGGGCTATATCTTTTATGAATTCAATCAATATTAACCACTCCAAAAATTATTATCTATGATTGTTATATTATACATTAATCAAATATCTTTTTCGCGGGTAAAAGATATTTAAAGATAAAACTTCTTTAACGCATTATCCAAATCATCTTGAATAATCCCTATATACCTCAACGTCACCTGCTGGTTAGTATGATTGAATAATCGCATCAATGTTACCACATCTTTTGATTGTTGGTAGAAGTGATACCCAAATGTTTTTCGCATGGTGTGTGCTCCAACTTTCAAATTTTTTAAGTTTGCAGCATCTTTACATTCATTTAGTATTTGCCAAACTCTCTGCCTAGTAATCGGTAGGTTATGAGACTGCCGACTCTTGAACAAATAATCTGTTTCATTCATGTCTTTTATATATTCCTCAATCTCCAACTTCAACTTTGGATGGATGAATAACCGGATCATTTTTCCGGTCTTCTGTTCTTTATAAACGAAATGAGTTTTATTCTTAACGTCAGATACTCGCATCTTTAGAAGATCAGATATTCTTCTGGCGTTGTTGATACCAATTTTGAATAATATGTAGTTGCGTTCTCCATCATCCATTGACCGGAGATAATTCGAGATTTCTTCAATCTTGACCATATCCCTAATTGGTTCTACTGAGTTCATTTTATACCCCTTGAGTTTTACATATCTTATAATTCTGTAAAACTGATTTTTTACTACTAAAGCCATGCCCTGACTAACTTTCAGCCCTGTATCTGAAAATGAGTTTACAACATGCTTTTTATGTAAAGCTCGACAGATAAAAAACAAATTTCAATCCCTGTAATCAAAATTTGTTAGTCTGCCCACCCATACAACTAACCCCCACTTGACCCTTACAGGGAAATAGGGATATAAAAAAGAACCGCTTTTCAACAGTTCTTTCATTGTCTATAGTTTACCACAAATATAGGGACATTTAAGCGACACAAAAGCGACATATTTAATCTATCCATATCATACTACTTATATTATAGATCGTACTTTTATTAATCCTCTCAATCTGTTTTTTACTGTAACCAAGACAATCCGCAATATCATAATTGCGGATACCTTTAAAATACTTCATCTCAACAATATTTCTTTCCAAGTCACTCAAGATATGCAAGGCATAATCAATTTTTTTTATTATCAATTCTTTTTCAGCTATTGCCTTTTTCAACAAAAATCTCTGTTTTTCAATGATTTCAAACTCCCTTGCCACCGGGTCTGATATTTCACCGCTACCACTCATAGTCTCTGAATACTGCAAGGCCTTGACTCCCTCATATTCAAGCTCCTGCAAATCCTGTTTTCTCAATTCCACATAACCTTTAATAAACTTATAATCATATAAGACTCGCTCTGTCTGTCTGTACTTATCACTCGTCATTCCCAACCTCCATGTCTAATCAAAATGGTATATCATCGTCATCCTCATCTAATGGCTGAAAGTCATTCTCCTGGTGGTTTTTATGTATTTTTGAATCTAAATACTCAACTTCTTCTGCTATGACTTCAGTAACATATCTTTTGCTTCCGTCCTTAGAGTCAAATGATCGTGTTTCCAGTCTACCAACGATTCCAATTTTACTGCCTTTCATCAAGTATTTGTTTGCATTTTCAGCCTGTGCACCCCAAATAACCACATCAAAAAAATCTGCCTCCTGGCCTCCATCTCGCTTAAATATCCTATTAACTGCAAGTCCAGTCTTTATCACCGCTTTACCTTTTGGCGTATGTCTTAATTCAATATCTCTGGTTATCCTACCGATCAATACAACTTTGTTCACATCTATGCCCTCCTAATTTCATCTTGAAAAAAACTCTCTCTATATCCCTTACTTGAAATACAAAGCACATAATGCTTATATTGTTTAACAACTGTGTATTCCGTTTCACTTTTAAATCTTTCCTTTTTCAGTTTATTGCCTTCATAAACAAATTTAACAGTTTCACCTGGTAAAAATATCATTCGACATCCTCCAAATCAATTTCGTAATCATTTTTTATTCCAAATCGGCCAAAATAAACTCTTGTCTTATCTTCTTGAACTGCTTTGATTTGTTCTCTTAAAGCCCCCGGGCTCTTTGAAAAATCTTCAAGAAAATAAACAGTATCACAGACATCCAACATGGCAAGGCAAATGTGCATGTATTCTTCATAATCAAATCCATCAGGCAAAATTGCCGGGTTCAAAACCACATAACCTAAATCTTCCAACTCTTTTGCCTTAGCATTGAATTTTTTTCTGTAATTTGAATCACCGGTAATTTTGCCTGCTATATATATTTTATTTATGTTCGCATTCTTTATCATTTCGCCAGCCCCTTTGTTTTAGTCCACCACAAGCAGTACACAAATAAACTTTAATTCGGTCTTTTTTCGTAATACACCATGTTCCTTTGACCATTTGAGTTTTACATTTTTGACAGTTGCTTGTAAGTTCCGAAACTGCAATCCCACCCAATCTTTCACATTCTTTTCGGTCACCATCAAGGTATCTAACAACTGCTCTCGTTAACAACTTCACTGTTTGTTCGTTCATCTCTCCCACCTTCCGGCCCTATAGATTTATCAAACCAATCAGTCAAATCTCCTCCTGGTGATGCAGTATTATGCTCCTCACATATAGGGCATATCAATTTTGCTTTGATAGACCAACAGCTAAAACCACACCTGCATTGCATTAATAAAAATCCATCATTCATAGCTCAATCCCTAATTCGGTTCACACGTCTGATATAAAAATCTTTAGTTGATATGCCACATCCTAGACATCGATATACTCCAAGATATTTGTCCTTTTTAAAAACTCTGACCTCATTGCAGTAGACACAAAACAAAGTGTGCTTATCTGCCGGAACTCTTACATAATCTGGTTTTACCGGATCTTCAAATAGCAAGTCAGTAATATTTATCTGCTTGGCAATTTGCATTTCATCACCCACTCCACATTTTTTCTCTGATTCGTTCCTGAATTTTGTCATAGTCATATCGTGATTCCTTAGCCGCACTATTAATTGATTTATTAAATTTGTTACCATTGCCGGAAAAATCATCTTGCTTTAACGGATATACGCTTGTCCAATTGCTCATTGTACTTTTATTCAGAATAGCTATCTGCTCTGACACCTCTGATGACAACTCTTTCAATCGCTTAAGAGTGAGATCCAGTGCTTTATCCGTTGGCTTTTTCTTAGAATTGATTCTCATCTGGATAAAACTCCAAATAGCTTCCTTCAATTTTTCATCGTTTGTAAATCCATTTATGATTTCCTGGTAATTGTTGCTGGCGCGCTTAGATGCCTTTACATCCTTACTTTCTTTATCTTTTTGTTTAGTTTCGTTTAGTTTATTTAATGGTGTACAACTTTGCGCACCATCTTGCGTTCTACTTTGATTACTATCTTGCACACCAATTTGATTACCAACTTGATTACTATCTTGCGTACTATTTGACATAGTAGGGTTATTTTGAATATTTTCTTGTTTGCTATTTGCAAGAGAAGCAAGCTTATAAGCTGTTGCCTTTGTTCCGTTTTGTTTAAAATCGATGATTCCATGTTGCTTTAATACATTTCTAGCCTTTGCAATTCCAGATCGCGATAATCCGGTATTTAATTCAAGCGTAAGATTCGGCGCAGTAAACCACTCTACCCAAGTGCATTTATTGTTTATGTACATCAATCCATACCATAAAGCAATTTGCCCTGAAGATAACTGTTTAATTTGCACCAAATCGTGAAACGCTTTAATCTCAGCTATATAGTTCATCTCATCACCCTTATGTCTTTGATTAAAGGCCGTCTATGCGACCTTCCAACAGGACTTTTATTTTAATTTTATTAGCCAGATCTTTATACTCATAATGAAGTATCAACTCGTCCAAGCTGTGAATCAGGTTTCTGACAAGTCTGGACTCGTCATTATCAAATACGTTGAAGCTTATTAATTCCTTATACGCTTCTGCAAATTCCTTTCTAGTCTGAATCGTTCTATTTTGAGCACTGATTTTTTCAACTGTCTTTAATTTGTTCAATAGTCATTACTCCCTTTCGAAATTTTGACGATTTTAACAGGTTTTTTGTACAATCTTTCCAGTGCGCCTTTTCCTCTTAAAAAGGCGTTCTTTTTGCTTCCTGCGTACACTTTCAGTTTTTTTCTTTTCCCATATTTTATGTAAGTCAGACAATAATAGTCGCAGTACTTTAAGATCAAGACAACCTTCCTCCCTAAGTAAATTTATCATTATATATAGAACCCCAATCAAGAACACATTCCCCGGATGCAAATTGATCAATAGCATTTTAATCCTCCTCGCATTCATCAATAATTTTTTCGATATATCTTTCCATTACAAGGGATGCGACTACTAATGAAAGTTTTTCCTTGAGAGTAACATTTTCAATTTTATCTATAGTTTTTATCGCATCCCATATTACTTCTTTAATCATTTTTTTCATCGAATCTCCCCAATATGATATAATTAGACGAGGGTTTTATTTAATCCACTAGAGTTGTCATAGGTTGGTCGCCGTGCAACTCTTTTTTTATGCTTAATTTCAGTTCTTGTATCAACTGTTCCATTCGATCAAAGAAATCCATAACTTGTTTTAAGTCATTTACCTCACAAGTATCTATTACACCATCTTCTGTTATATCCAGCAGCTTGTCTTTTGCATCTTCTAATTCTCTTAAAGATCGGATCATTTGCAAACTAACAACTGCCAAATCCTTTTGGTCTAATTTTGGATAAAATTTTTCACCAATAGGACAGTTTAAACAGTAATGATTGGCTAAAAACGGATCATTGTACACCTCGCTCATCATAACTACTGAATCCGGTCCTGGCGTTGTTTTACCTGTCTCCCATTTCCCGATAGTTTCCGGTTCAACAAAGAAATACTTGCTAGCCTCTTCTCTACTGTTTATTCCTGCTCGTTTTCTCGCTTGGTAATACACATTACTAACGGCTTTTAAGGCCTGTCTTGTCATTTTATGAAACACCCCTTTCAAGTACACTTAATGTAAGGATGAATTACACCATCTTCTAACTACATTCAAGTGTTAAAACTTAACAAATCATTTTTATCTGGCGGAGCTTTAAAGGGATCATCTATTCCCAATTCCAAGTAATCATCCTTAAGCTCTGCTATACTAATTTTCGTCCACCTAGATTCATGATCAACTTCAACAACATCTCAAACATTCTAGAAGCATCTCCCTAGCTGCATCTACGGATACAACGCCTAAAACTTTATACCCTTCCAACTCGGCGATTTTATGTCTGAGCATCTGTTCGCATGTAAGATTACTAATATTGGTTCCATCCGGGTTCATCGCATTCATCTTCTACAGATTCCTTCCCTGTCGCGTGGCTTCATTAAGCCAATCTGAAAACAGAACCGAATTGACCTTCATGTATTGCCCAATTTTCACTATTGGCATAGTAGGGTCTGTATAGGCCAATCTGTATAACCTATCCCTTCCAATTCCAAAAATCTTTGCAGCCTCTGATATTGATATCAATTGTTTTGTTTTTACTTCCATTTCTATTCCACCTTTCAAATTTAAATTTATTCTAAAAACTCATGTTCAAATGCTCCCCAATTTCCTTCTTCCAGCATCCCTGTTTTCTTGAAAGAATCTTCGTTATATGAAGTTGCATATCTGAGTAGTTCGCCACTGTATGCATCTTCTTTAAATCTTTGCACAAATTTTTCCTGCGCATTTTTTAAACTCTCTGCTCTTATTCGGATCCATCCTCCGTTGTAAATTTGTCCACTGGATCCAAACGTGAAAATATAGTTATTCATGCTCTTATTCCTCCCTTTCAGCCGGCATGCTGCATGTCCTCATCAACATTTTCAAAGTCTTTGTCTTCGAACTCCAACACTTCTTTCAGCTTCAAATACACTGGCAAAGAAGGATTACTGTCACCCAATTCAATCTTGGTGTAGTGCTCTCTTTTGATGCCTATCTGTTCTGCTACCTGTGATTGAGTCAACTTCATGTTGATTCTCTTTTTCTTAAGTATCGCTCTCATGCTTTCACCTCCCTTTAATCAAATTTATTGGTTTCTTTGTAAAACACAAGAAATATACTGTCTTTATATTGTGATTTGTAGACACTTCCAAAATTTAACGGTATAATATTCTTTGAATAGTCTTGTTTTGATTGAAAATCAGGAAGCCATTATTGTGAATCAAGAAAAGACTGATGCTGTTTTAGAGCAAATGTCTAATATTCTTCAAGAGATCAACGAGAATATCGTAGATTAACTCTGAATTACTTGCAATATTCTTAGTTTGTTTCAGAATCAACTCTGTATTTGTTTTGACAGCAAAAAACAGCCGAGTTACATTAATCACTAATAGGATCACAGAAGCTTGAAGGGCAATCATCTGAACACTTATGAATTTTAACTTTCTATCGATTTTTTTACGATAATCTTCATTCATGGGTTGCTCCTTTCCGATGTGCTATATAGACACTTTTTATTAATTGGCTATAATTGTAATTAGTGGACTAAAATAGTTTGCATCCCTAATTTTTGAAATGTATATGTATTTTAAAACTACCTTTTATAGTTATTATAGTAGTCTAAAACAACATTGTCAACCTTTTATGTATTTTATAATTACATTTTGGAGGAATTCTTTTGATAAATGAAAGATTAAAGAAAATAAGAAAGAGTAAATCTTTGACCCAAAGAGATGTAGCACTCGCAATTGGGGTTGAAAGAGCCACTTATACGCAATATGAAACTGGCAAAATAAAGCCTTCGATTGAGAAAATCAATGATTTAGCTGATTTACTTGAAGTCTCAATAGACTTCCTAATCGGCCGGACTGATGATCCAACACCATATAAAGACGTTAATGCAGATCTTGATGCTGAAAGAGATTTGGATGATGAACTAAAAAAACTCCTCAAGGATGAGGAGCTTGCGGCGTTCTATGATTTTGCGAATATGGATGAGGCAACAAAGAAAGAGATTATTGCGTTTATTAGGTTTAAGAAGGGGCAGGAATAGGAACTCTATTTCTGTAGAACAAGGTATTCTAATATTCAATATGAATGTGTTTCGGTTTAGATTTCTCAGATTTATTTTTTAATCCAATATTGATCAGTTTGTCGCTTTCTATAGATATCAAGTTATGCTTGTTGGAGGGATTCGATTTAGTGAAAAATATTAACATTCCGATGTATATGATGGTGGTAGCTGTGCTTCTGGAGCAGATGGTCTACACGCGACCTAAATCATAAGGATTAAGGATCTTTCTGCTATCGACAGCCGAAGAAATACATTAGAAGCACAAGGGAGGTTCGACTCCTCCCTGCTCCACCAAAAGAGAAAATATAGTTCGCAAAAGGGGTAAACTTATGCCAGATTGGAAAACCGCAAAAGAACACGGCTATGCGAATAATAAAGATGTTATTTTCGACAGACTAGATAGCATATACATCGAAAAGTTCCGTTCAATGGAGGATCGAGAGCTTAGGCTTGGTAAAAATATCACATTAATAGCCGGTAAAAATGGTACCATGAAATCTTCATTATTAGGAATGATCGCCCATTCGGAGTGCAGTATGTCAACTATTAATTGTGCATTTTATTAACTTTTTTAATCAGAAGGAGATTCATATGTTAAGCGAGCGATTGAAGCAAATAAGAAAATCAAAGGGATTTACACAGAAATCTGTATCTGATTCTCTCCAAATGGATAGAAGTAATCTTGCAAATTATGAGACAGGTAAAGCAAAGCCTTCATTTGAAAAATTGGAACAACTTGCCGACCTTTATGAAGTTTCCGTGGATTATTTACTTGGCCGGACTGATGATCCAACACCATATAAAGACGTTAATGCAGATCTTGATGCTGAGAGAGATTTGGATGATGAACTAAAAAAACTCCTCAAGGATGAGGAGCTTGCAGCGTTCTATGATTTTGCGAATATGGATGATGCAACAAAGAAAGAGATTATTGCGTTTATTAGGTTTAAGAAGGGGCAGGAGTAGAAACAGCAAAATCATTCAAAGTGAGATAAGGGGGATAAAAATGTCATATGAATTAGGAGTTATAGCGCTTGATTTAATTAGCTCAATACCAGTCAATGAAAAAATGGATGTCTTGAATGAAGAACTTAAAAAATATAATTATTTCCATCAAAGCGTGCCTGGTCCAGTACAATTTGTCAATATACCAGACAGAAATTCTATAATAAGTCTGCAAACAAACAAAATTGGATTTGATTTTCAGTCTGATAAACTGAATCAAACTTCATTTTATTCGAAAATTGATGGTCTTCTAGCAGTTTTAAGAATTTTTAACATTAGTGCATATAATAGAGTAGGTCTCCGAATTATAAGGAGAGTATCCTCGGGTATTGATAAACTGGAAACTATAAAAAAACAGTTTAAATTTACTGATGAGTATTTAGAAAATTTATATGATAATGCACATGAATTAAGCTATGGAATAAAATCAAATCAAGATAATATTGATTTCAATTTAAATACTCGAACTTTTCAAATGATCATAGATGGTAATATGACACCTAAGCAAACTATTAACGGGATTCAGTTTGATGTCGATTCTTTTGTTATTGATAT